CACCTAGTATTACAAAAAGCACAGAAGCACGATGATGATTCATCTTGGTGGGGAAGTGAAAGTATGACAGCAATCGATGCAGCAATAGCTGCTTAATTACAGGAGAAACAAATGAGTAAAAAACAAAAAGAAAACTCAATATCAATTAACGGTGAAGACCATAACTTAAATGATTTATCAGACGAACAAAAAGCTGTAATTAATCATATTCAAGATTTGGATAGAAAGATTACATCTAGTCAGTTTAATCTTGAGCAGCTTTTATTTGGTAAAGAAGCTTTTATGAATAGGCTTAATCAGTCGTTTGAATTAACAGAATAATGACCCCTAGGCTGCGTAACAATCTAATGGCAGTAACTATAGTGGTAGCGTTTTGGATTGCTATGGTTATACCCATGGTAGTCCAAGCTGCTGTAATAGAAACGGATGCTAAATCTAATAGCACAGTTACGAGCAACTCTACTACCAAAAGCACTGTTAGAACAAACCCACCTAGTGCTATCTCACCATCCCTTGGTCAGAACACTAAGTGTACCTTTGGCGTATCAGGAGCTGTACAAACGCAGATATTAGGCATTAGTACAGGTCAGACAATGCGTGACATCAATTGTGAAAATTTAGCCATATCAGCGCATTTGTTTGACATGGGTCTTAAAATCGCTGCAATCCAAGTTATGTGTTTGAATGACAGACGCGTATATGACGCAATGAAATTCGCTGGAACGCCATGTGCAATTTTTGACCCTATTACTGGCGAAGGCTTAATTGGTAAAGCAGCAACTGCTGAGTGGAAAAAAGCGAAGAACAAAAAGTATATTCCGAAAAAACAAGACATAACTACAATGAGTAAAAATGACTTTCTTGAAAAATTGGTTACTGGCATTATTAGTGTGCTTGTGCTTGCTGTCTTCCTTATCTAAAGCAGAAGGCGTAATTACTGAGCATATCATCGTAGATGATGGTTATGCAATCGTGCCTCTTGATTTTGGCTTTCAATACTATGGCGGTACATATACTACTAGCGTCATGATGGCTAATGGAGTTGTAGGCTTCTTATCACCTGAAAGTTATAACTGGGGTTTATGTTGTAACGGTGTTGATTTAGATAACTATTCACAATATGGCAGTAGGTTTGATTTTACTTTAATGCCATTTCACACAGACTTAATTTCCATTGGTGGGGTAGGTAAATTCTATACCCAAGGCGATGAAAATTCAATGAAATATATGTGGAAAAACCTTAGTGAATATTACAGGCCAGATTCTCGTAACGATTTTGATATGACTATTTATCCATTGGGTAATATTGATATAAATTATCACAGAGTGGATATAAAAAATCATGCAGTCACTGTAGGCCTTGTTGCCAACTTAAGCGAAGGTGAGTATGAACAGTGGTTCTTTCATGCTAATCAAGAAGAAGCAGTCTATTGGGATAGTTCGTCTGACACTCCAATGCTTTTAGCAAATCAAAGTATTTGTGAAGTAGTACCTGACAGTCACATTTCATGTGCGTGGTTTCCAGCTCAGTATGCTGAAAATTTACTTACTGCTGAATGTACTAAAGATAGTCTGTACTCAATGGCTTGTCCAAACTGGGAAACAGCTTGGTTAGATGACCAATGCGAACAGAACCCACAATCTAGTCCTTATTGCTCTAATTATGTAGAGCCTGTAATTGAAGAAATAGTTGTTGAGCCAATTCCAGAAATAGAAATAGAAATACCAATGCTGCCTGATTATCCAATTGATATACAAATTGAGATAGAACTTGAGCTTGAAAGTTATGAAGAAGAATTTACGCCTGAAGAAATAGAAGTAGAAATGGAGCTTGAAATAGAAGCATTGATTGAACCACTAGAGGAGGCAGTACCCGATGAAGTCGAAGAAGAAATCGAAGTTACCACCGAAGAGGAGATACTAGTTGAAGAAGTTCCTGTTGTTATGGTTGCAGCAGTAGAGCCTGAACCAGAAAAAACTAAAGAAGAAATTAAGAACGATAAGTTAAATGAAATTGTAGCTATAAAGTTAAGCAAGATTAGTCAGCAAAGGGCATTAGCAACAACCTTTGAAGAACAAGCTGCACTAGAGTCCTACATAATTGCCTTGCTTAATTTTAATGCTGGTTATAAAAACTATAACGTCTTAATGCCAGATGGTGTTGGGTATGAAAGCAGAGATATTTACATGGATAGTTTTATTCCAGATAACAAAAAGGGGCTTCGCAATGGCTTGGCCCAAGAATTATTACATAAACAAATGGTGGACTTGCAATGGCAGAACTAGAATTTGCTGGAGTAAAAGCTTCAGGCTCAAAGCTTCTTTTAATCGTACCTTTAATTGGTGCTGTAGTTTCAGCTGGGTGGGGAGGCTTTACTTTGTATGATGAGTTTTTAGATTTAAGAAAAACAGTTACTAAATATAAGCCACCTAATCTAACAAAAATAAATCTTAACTTAGCACTCTTAAAGGAACACCAAAATACCGTTGAGAGTCACATGGAATTTGTTGGCAAAGAGCTGGACTTATTTTCTGAAGAAATAGGTTATCAAAAAACCTCGTTAGAAGAACAGATTAAATACGTTAAAGAAGTTAAGGTTGATGTTCGTCAGGACATGAAGCATTTAGAAGACATAGTTGATGACGTTGAAACAAAGCTCCAACAACAGAAGTCAGGACTGATAGAGCTTATTGATAAAGCGTCTACTAGATTTGATGAACGCAGAGACTCACTCTATTTAGATACTGACCGTAAGATAAAAGAGGTTGAAGAACGAGTCAACTCTAAGCTGCAAAGAGCTTTAGATAACCCACTAGCTAATTAAGGAACTGAAATGACTAAAGGTTTAGCTATTATTCTTGCTTGTGTTGTACTTGCTTTTTTAGTAACTATATGGATAGGGGCTAACGCTTTAAGATGTGCGCCTCCATGTATCTAAATGACAGAAATAGAAAGAAGCACACAAAGATGGCGTTGGACAGCTTTAGTATTATATTTAGTAATCTGTTTTTATGATTTCTTGTTTGTACCAGTGTGGTATGGAATCAATAGACCAGACATTAGTGCTTTTATGGAAGTTATAAATGCTACAAGTGAGCCAATGGTTCAGATGGAGCTTATGAAAAAGTTAACAGGACAACACAATCCGTTTACTTTGATGGGAGGTGGATTGTTCCACTTGGCTTTTGGAGCTATCTTAACAGGTAGTGCAGTTGGTTTAAAAAAATAAAGGATTACTATGGAAGACAGATTAAAACTTATAGAAGAAAAGCTTGAGCATCATCATAGGCAAATTAGTAAGCTCTTCTCAGAAATCAATCAGACCCAACAGAACATCCAGAAAATCATGAACATCCTAACTCAAATAAGATATTTCTTGTACGGTGGCTTTGCATTTTTTGTAGCCTCAGAGATAGGATTTTTACAAGCACTTAAAATTCTTTAATAAGGAGACATTATGATAAGTTTATTAACAAGTGTAGCACCCATAGCTTTAGGTTTTGTTGCTAAGTTATTTGCTATGAAGCAACACGCTAACTCAGAACAACAAAAGTTAATGATTCAAGCAATGCAAGTTAACAATCAATCTATTAACATGGCAAGAGAAGCTGCTGCAAAAGAGAGTCCATTTGCTGCAATGAATAGGCGCATAGTAATACTTGTTGTGTTGGGCCTACTTGTAACAATACAGTTTGCTCCTGTACTTGGATTTGATACTGTTATACCTACAATCCAAGAAGGGTTTTCAGTCCTGGGTATCAAGCTAACCTCTGATACGACAACGTATGAGACTGTATCTGGAATGGTCAAGAACCCAGAAATTTACTCATTCGCAGAGCTGTTGATCAGCTTTTTCTTCGGATCGCAATTAGCTAAAAAATAAGGAAAAACAATGACTTACAGAGAATTAATTAATCAAATATTAATAAGACTTAGAGAAGAAACAATACTTGTTGATTGGTCTGGCAATATTAATGACAATACAGTAGTATCAGATTATCAAAAAGTAGTTGGTTCTTTAGTAAATGATGCTAAACGATCTGTAGAAAATTATCACGATTGGTTGGTCCTTAGAGAAACTAAAAATATAACTACTGTAGTTGGCACTAAAAATTACAGTTTATTATCGGGTCAACAATTTAAAATTATTGATGCAATTAATAACTCTACAGGCACTCAATTACTCCAGGTAAGCCAAAGCTACCTTAATAAGACAAAGTACCCAACAGACCCTACTGGTGAACCTCATTATTATGGCTTTAACGGAACAGATACTTCAAATAATTTAAAAGTAGATTTATCACCAATTCCTACACAAATACAAACAATATCTTTTGATTTTGTGAAGCATCAAGATGAATTAACTTTAGCTGCTACAGTATTAAAAGTTCCAACACAACCAGTTTTGTTAGCTGCTTGGGCTAGAGCAATTTCAGAAAGAGGTGAAGATGGTGGAACACAATCTAGCCTTATGGCACAAGAAGCTAGTGAAGCTCTTAAACAAGCAATTATGTTAGATAGTGGAAATACTGAATATGAATCAGATTGGTATGTTAACTAATGGCTAAACAATTATCATACAACCCTTTACTTAATATAGGTATTCATGGATTAAATACTCAAACTAATCCTGCCTCATTAGAACCAGCTTGGCTGCAAAAAGCAGAAAACATTGTTATTAAAGAATCTGGTCGTTTATCTATAAGAAAAGGATTACAACAAGCAACAACTCCTACTGGTGCAAAAATAGGTTCTATGACTGAACACAATGATGGAGGCACTAATAAAATATTTGCAAGTCATGGTAATTCTATTTATACAGTAGATTTTACGAATCCTAATGCAGCTTTTCCTGCAAGTGGTCTTGATGTTAAACATACTGTATCTGGTACAACAGCAGATTGGCAATTTATAAATTTTAACAAAAGATTGCATTGTTTACACGAAGGATCAGTTCCTCAAAGATATGATGGTTCTGCTGCAACAGATGAAAAATGGTCTAATACTTACACCAGTAACGCAATAAATTTAGCAAATGGTAGTGTAATAACAGATACAGCTCATGCAAGTAATGGTATTTTAAAAGATAAAACCTACCAAATTACAGTTTTAGGAGCTATTCCTACTCCGTTTGATTTAGTTGGTGGTGCTACTGACAATGCTGTAGGTGAAATTTTTACTGCAACATTTAATGGTGCTGATGGTCAAAGTGAATTAATAGCAATGAACAAAATGATATCTGGCACAGTATATAAAATTATTAATTTAGGAGATTCTGCTGCTTCTTTCACTGCATCTAATGCTGGAAATAGTCCAGCAGTAGACACAATATTTACAGCAAATGCTGTTTTAGGTACTGGAACTGGACTTGTAAGAGAAGTTTTAACTACTACTAATGGAAGAGTAGTAGAAGTAAAAACTAATCCTACGCTTACTACTATTACAGTAGACAGTTCAAATGGTTTTCCAACTTCTGGACAAATTATTATTGATGATGAAATTATTACTTATACTGGAAAAACAAGTACAACATTTACTGGATGTATTAGAGGTGCAAAAGGAACTACTGCCACACATCATTTAGATAATGCTGTAGTTACTAATAATACTGCACCTCCAAGCGTTACTTCTGGTGAATTTAAACCTACTTGTGGTGTGGGTTTTTATGGCAGACTTTGGTTAGGAGGAGTAGCAGAAGAAAAAGATATTTTGCATTATTCTGCTTTATTAGATGGTGATGACTTTACTTTAAGAAGTGGTGGTGGAGCATTTGATTTAAAAAGTGTTTGGGGTAGAGATGACATTATTGCCATAGCACCTTTTTATGGTCAGCTTGCAGTCTTTGGAAAAAATAATATTGCTATATATGATAGACCAGATTCAGTATCAGACATGCAACTTAATGAAGTTATACGAGGAATAGGATGTATTGCAAGAGATTCAATACAAGCTATTGGCGATGATTTAGTTTTCTTGTCTAGCACAGGTCTTAGGTCTTTAGCACGTACTACAGAAAAAGATAAAGTTCCTCTTACTGATTTATCTGTAAATATAAAAGATAGATTAATTAGAAATTTAGAACAAAGTAAAGAAATAAAATCTGCTTACATAGAAAATGAAGGCGTGTATATTTTATTTTTTACAGATAGTAATTTAACTTACATTTTTGATTTTAAATATTTAACTCCTAATGCAGCACCAAGAATAACAACATGGACATTTGCTAAAGAAAGGCATCCAACAAGTATAGCTTATACTGAATTGCACGGAATGTTAGTAGGACAAGAAGATGGTGGTATTGCAGAGTACAAAGGTTATTTTGATACAACTGCATCTTTTGTTAGTAATGCTGTTGTTCAATCTTTTTCTTCTTATACAATGAATTTTGAAACAGTTTGGTTAAATTTAGGTGAAACAGTACAAGCATCTTTATTAAAAAAATTGTTTATGGTTCTTGAAGGAGGAGCAGGCTCTACATTATTTTTAAAATGGTATAAAGATTTTCTTCAAGCACCTTTTAAAACAACACAAATTAAATTAAATCCTAGAACTTTAGGTAATAATTCATTATACGGAATAAAATCAATAATAAATACAGTACAACCTGCTAGTACATTGTATGGAAGTCAACCAGTTGTAACTCTTACAGTAGGTTCTCTTGTTGTTAATAGTTATTATGCTATTTCAAATCTTGGAAATACTAGTCAAAGTCAATGGAATACTGTTGCTGGTACAACTAGTTCACCTGTTACTTATTCAGTAGGAGATGTAATTAAAGTTTCTGTTAATAGTCAAAACATTGGTAATGGACAAGTTGTAAGCCATGTTCATGTAAGTGCAAATCATACTCATTCATACACTTATGCACCAATATATGG